TTGTAAACAGAATTAACCTTATCAATTCACGTCACGGTGGTGAAGTATGGGAATTGGATGTAATGGGCATCAAAACACAAACCAAATTCAAAACCTACTGTGACCCCCAAAACGCAAATTGGAACCATTGGGAACACATTGTGGAATGTGCTCAACGCAAGGCAATGGTTATTTCCAATCTTAAAATAAAAGATGAACTAAAAGGTATCATCAATGCGGATTCAGAATGCCGTATAGAATGGGTAGGCCCTAGAGAAGAATTGGCTACCGAACTAGAAGAATACTGGCGCAACCAATCCAAATTCAATCAACTGTTCGGAGAATAATATGACAGACTTTTCAACCCTAAAAGAAAACCGTGAAGCAGTTAGAACTGCTACAGCAGAAGCAATCAAAAAAACTCAACAAGAACGTGCCAAGCACCAAATAAACCGCACAGGCACAGATAAAAACAAATCCAATAGTTAATGAGCACCATATCCTACTGCGCCACAGATGCAGAACAAGAACGAATAGACAGTATTGTCAACCATAATGGCAAATGGTATAACCCAGAAGATGGTTATTATGTAATGTATGATTGTGATACCAAAACAGAAAACATTATATCACTTTTGGTAGAAGACGTTTGGATAGATTACCAAAACAACTGACAAAACTCTTAGTTGAGGTTATACTATAAGAACACTAACAGTTTATAGGAGAGACTGACATGATTACCAAAGAAACATTTGAAACTGCTGTTACAGCCATTCGTGACCTTGAAGAGGCTGTTCATACCATTGACAGAACACTTAACATTAAAGCAGATGGCACCAATTGGACTACTGCTGACAGTCTAAGTGAAATTGCTTATCAATTAACTCGCATTGCTGATGCCTTAACCAAAGAGGAGAGACTGTAATGGCACGAATATGGTTAGACAATACAGCAGATTATATTCTGCACGATACAGAAACAAATCTATGGTATAATGATGACGGTTGGAGCAACCCTGGCCCTTATACTACTATCAATGAGTTAGAACTTAATCGTATGAGTGAATGGATTATTAAATATTATGACCCTAATACTAATATTGTAAGTTCTATTAAACGAGAATGTTTATATAAAGAAGCACTTGAAGACGGCGATATTGTAGAGGAGGCACTGTAATGGCAAGCAAATACGAAACACTAGAAACACTCAAAGGTGCTACTACTATTAATGTGCGTGATTACCTTGAGACACGAGAAGAAGAATTACATGATCTCAAACGTAAATGGGGGAAAGGTCAGACAGCAACTGACGAAAAGTTTTTTAAAGAAAAAGATCAAGAATTGCGGCAATTTAGATCACAATTAGAAACTATGATTTTACAAATGGGTATATCAGATCCTAACCCATTCCTCAATTTGGATATTACACTTATTATAAGTGAGAAGAAATAATGAAACACCTAGCCCTTACCGTCATTTTTTTGACACTTGCCAACACTGCCAACGCTGGTTGGATTGCTGACTTCTACAATTCAAGAGACCGTTGCCAACTCAAAAACTATCCAGGTGGTGTCAAACACGCAGACCCCAAACTGTTGCCAAGGTATTGTGGCAAAGGCACCTATTCAAGACTGACTGATCTAAGAATGGGCAAACCAGTTACATGGCCAGGTGGCTTTCCTCTAGAATACCAAACCAATTCTGTAGAACGTGTGACACCCATTAGAGGTGGCGGTTGGTTAGTCACACACCGTGATGGTAGATACGAATACGTTCAACAAAAATAATAACATTCTCCTATCTATACAGTTAGCCTCCTTTTTTAGGGGGCTTTTTTTTGGTTAGCATAAATACTAATATGAAATACTATAAGAACAGAGATGGTAGTAACACTTTAGGTAGAAAGGTTAAACCAGAAACTTGGATTAGCGGTGACTGTCCAATTGTTCACGACAAATACTATGCCTGGCTGAAACACAGAGCCCAAGCCCGTTACAGAGGAGAAGACTATCACCTTTCATTTGAGGATTGGTGTGAGTTATGGTCACCTTCTAAGTGGAGTAAACGTGGTAGGAAGGCTGACAGTCTAGTATTACAACGTCAACGTATTGATGGTGAATGGAGCCTAGACAACTGTGAAGTAGTCACACGTCTAGAACAGTTACGCAGACAACGCGAATATAAACACCTAGACTAGGAGGCTAGATGAATAGTATGTTTCCTGAGGATTTCGATCCCTATGCTCAATTACAACACTGTCTCGTAGAAGTAGACAGTCATAATGTTACATTAGAAAAATTAATCAAGGCACACAACAACCTTGGTAGCCATGTTGCTGAACTGTATGAACAGAACGCACAGATTGCACGTGAACTGCACGAAGTAAACAAGATACTCAAACAGTTAAGAAATGCAACTAAGTAATCCGCAAAAGACAATAGCCAGAGACACGTCACGTTTCAAGGTTGTGGTAGCAGGCAGACGATTTGGCAAAACCTATCTAGCCATACGTGAAATCTGTTACCGTGCCAAGGACCCTGGTAAAGAAGTTTTCTATGTAACCACTTCCTACCGTGCTGCCAAAATGATTGTGTGGAAACCCCTCAAGCACAAACTGTTAGACCTACGTTGGGTAGACAAAATAAATGAAAGTGAATTATCAATCACTCTAAAAAACGGTAGCACCATAAGTCTCAAGGGTTCAGAAGACCCTGACAAGTTGAGAGGCGTCAGTCTGGACTATGTGGTAGTGGATGAAGCGGCTGAATGCCAACTAGAAAGTCTATGGGGAGAAATACTGCGTCCCGCTCTTGCTGACAGACAAGGTCAAGCACTGTTCATAGGAACACCAAAATCAAAAAACAATTTGTTCTATGACCTCTACGTATACGCCAAAGATAAAGAACATGATGATTGGTGTGCGTGGCAGTATACAACATTGGATGGAGGCTTTGTCACCGAAGAAGAAGTAGAAGCAGCCAAACAGGACATGACTGAGAAACAGTTCCGTCAAGAATTCTTAGCCTCCTTTGAAACAGATGAAAGCAGAGTGGCTTGGGCATTTGACAGAGACAGTCACGTGGTAGCAGAACACGCACCCATTGACACCAGAGTTATTCACGTGGGCATGGACTTCAACGTAAGCCCTATGGCAGTGTGCATAGCAGAACGTTCAGGTGATACCCTCACAGTGTTTGATGAGATAACAGTCTACTCTACCAACACAGATGAAGTAGCAGATGAGATACTAAACAGATATCCTCGTTCAAAGATATTTGTGTATCCAGACCCTGCTGGCAGTGCTAGAAAAACTAGTGCCAATGGTATGACAGATCACAAAATACTTGAAAACAGAGGTTTTCTAGTCAAGGCACCACGCAAACACGATGCAGTTAGAGATAGAATAAACGCAACCAACGCAAGGTTTCGCAATGCTCTAGGTGAGCACCATTTATTTGTTACTAAAAACTGCAAACACACCATAGAAAGTTTAGAGAAACACTCATTCAAACCTAACTCACAGATACCAGACAAGGACAGCGGATTTGACCATCAATTTGATGCCCTTAGTTACATGGTTGCATTTCTGTTTCCAATACGCAAAGAAGCACCTATCTTGGACGATCAACCTTCAAGATGGGGACATAAACTGTCAATATACTAGACTTTTTTGCTATATCTTATAAATACAGTATAAAATATCCTGGAGAATTACCTTGGACGCTATTCAAACTATTACCCAAGACATTAGCAAGGTAGTAAGTGCTAATGATATCTACTTAACCTACAAGCCTACATGGACTTACCTATTAGAAAGTTACATAGGGGGCGAAGAATATCGCAGAGCACAGCATCTTACCAGATACCAGTTGGAATCAGACGGTGAATACCAAGCACGTCTGCGTAACACACCGTTACAAAACCACTGTCAATCAGTAATATCAGTTTACAATTCATTCTTGTTCAGAGAACAGCCATACAGAGATTATGCCAACATTGAAAACCTACCTGAACTAGAAGACTTCCTAAAAGATGCAGACTTTGATGGCAGAAGCCTAAACAATTTTATGAAAGATGTTGCTACCTATTCAAGTGTGTTCGGACACTGTTGGATAATTGTAGCAAAGCCTAATGTAGGAGCAAGTAATAGAGCAGAAGAACAGGCGCAAGGCGTTCGCCCCTATCTTAATCTGCTTACACCTCTTGTGGTAGTTGATTGGAATTGGCGCAGAGAACCTTCAGGACGATACACACTCTCATACCTAAAGTATATTGAAGATATTCAAGGCGACATAGTCACCGTGAAAGAATGGAGAGAAGATGTTGTCATAACAACTGTGGTTGATTCCTCAGACGAAACAGAACTTTCAAGAGAAGAAGTGCCTAATGGACTAGGCAAAATACCTGCTGTTATAGCCTACAATGGCAGAAGTGTAATACGTGGTATAGGTGTTTCAGATATTGCAGACATTGCTGACAGTCAACGCTTTATCTACAATGCCACATCAGAAGTTGATGAAAGCATTAGACTAGACACACATCCAAGTCTAGTAAAAACACCTGAAACAGTAGCAGGCACAGGTGCTGGCAGTTTAATTCATATGCCAGAAAATTTAGACCCTGGCTTAAAGCCTTACATCATAGAATATTCAGGTGCAAGTGTAGACAGTATTCTAAAAACAATTACACATCAGATAGACGCCATAGACAAGATGGCAAACATAGGTGCTGTGAGGGCAACAGAATCTAGAACAATGAGTGGAGTAGCAATGGAAACGGAATTCCAACTACTGAATGCACGTCTTGCTGAGAAGGCAGACAATCTTGAATTAGCAGAAGAGCAGATGTGGAAAATATGGTGTGACTATCAAGGCGTTGAATGGGGAGGGCACATTGAATATCCAGGAAGTTTCAACATACGTGACACACAAATGGAAATCAACCAATTGAGAACTGCTGCCGAAACTGTTAAAGACAATCCTAAGGCAATGCGTGAAGTGGTAGAACGTGTGATGGAGTGGATGGGTGAAGAAGATTGGGATGAACAAGAAATGGAACACCCAGTCACCATATCAGGCGCTAACAGAACTGAACACATTCAACAGATGATCATGGAAGGATACACTGATCAACAGATACTGGCATTGCACCCAGAAATCAATCAAGGTGACATTGACACAGCCAAACAAGACCTATTGGAAGAGTAATGGCTACCTATAGAGGCAGTCCATGTAAAGGAACTTGCTCAGGTCATGCCGCAGGCGCAAGATATTTTAGAAACGGAGGCAGAAGCCTTACAAAAAGTTCTAGTTCATTTAACAATGGCATGAGGGCCGCTCAGCGTATTGCTAAGAGACGTGGCAAAAGAACTAGACTGTCAATTACAAAGAGGAGCAAATAATGCCAAAGAATATGCGTGGTGGAAAGAAAAAGAAGAAAAACCAAAGAGGCGGTAAAAGCAGAAGAGGTTAATTGGCTGAATTACTTTCAGCGAATTCGTCCAGTCTGTCCTTGGAGTTATAAAGCATTCATGCGAGAAGGCATACACATATTTGAATACCAGCCTAATGTGTTTAATGTTTGGCGTCAAACATTTCACACTCGCAGACAACATGGTCAACCACAGCCTGAAGCATACGTCTATACAGCAGAGGGTTATGACTCAGACTATCTAGAGAACCTAACTGAACAATACAATGCACTAGACGACGGCTGTGAATATCTGTGGAGCCATCCTAGCCATGGAGGAGACTCTACTCCAATACCTGTAATAATACAACAAGACCGTGACACACTCACAGACCTTAGACTGCGAGTAGGCTATGAAGAGCCTGAAGATTTATCATATGCTCGAACTAGATTCCACGATGCCAAGTGTAAAGCAAAAAATCGTCGTGGCATAGAATGGGAATTAAC